ATGGCGAGCATCCGGAAGCGGGCTAGCAAGGACGGGCAGGTGTCCTACGCCGTCCTGTTCAAGCACGAGGGCAGGCAGCGTTCGAAGACGTTCGCCACTGAGAAGGCGGCCAACAAGTTCCGCAAGCTCGTGGAGGCTGTAGGCGCCGCAGATGCGCTGGAGATCGGGCAGCAGAAGAAGGACCGTGGCCCGTCGGTCGCCGAGTTGTTCGAGGAGTGGCTGGAGGTCAAGCGACCAGACATGACCACCGAGGGTCACCGCGACTACGTCCGCGCCTACGAGAAGTGGATCGCCAAGCACCTGGGCTGGCACGATGCCGAGCTCGTCACCGAGCGCCACGTCCAGGAGTGGGTCAACAAGGTGCTCCGGCCGAAGCTCGGCGCCAAGGCGGTCGCCAAGAACCACGCGCTGCTCCACGGCATGTTCAAGTGGGCCTCGTCGCGGACCGTCGGCAAGATCTCGAACGACCCGTGTACTGAGACCGTCCTACCGAAGCGCAAGAAGCGACCGCCGCGCGGACTGTCGATCCCCGAACTGCATCGGATGCTTAGCGCGGGCGCCAAGGCCGGACAGACCGATGCGGCCGACGTCATCGCGGTCATGGCAGGGACTGGGTGGCGACCAGGAGAGGTTCTTGGTCTGCGCGCCGGCTACGTCGAGGTCATGGGCGACGGGCGCGTGTACGTCACGATGGCGAGTGTCTATCGCCGAGGTGAGGGCATTGTCGAAGACGGGAAGACTGAGGCGGCGGGGCGGCGAATCCGAGTCTTGGGTGAGGGTGCTGCGGTCTTGGCCCGACGAGTCGTTGGCCTGGGAATCACCGCCCCGGTGTTCCCGCACCCCACGACGGGGAAGCCCTGGTCCCCGGCGAGCTTCGGGCGGCACTACTGGCCCAAGGTTGTCGCCGCGGCAGGCCTTCAGGACCGGGCCCCGACGCCCTACTGGCTGCGGCACACCCATGTGGCAATCTGTCACGCCGCCGGCCTCACGTTGCCCGAGATCCAGCGACGCATCGGGCATGAGTCGATCCAGACGACGATCGACGTCTATGGCCGAATGATCGATGGCATGAGCGATGAGTCTGCGGACCGCCTCGACGCCTTACTGCGTCCTCAGGCGAACGTCGTTGCTGGCGAAGTGCTCCGCTGACGCGCCCTCGCATCCCGCAACCGCCGCAACCGCCGCACCACCCCCGGATACGCAACCTCCGCCTCAGGCTGCCCGATCAGCCAGTCGACGCGCTGCCAGTACCGCGTCGGCGTGTAGCCGAGCTCGTCGAGCGCCCTGGTCTCACGGACGGCGGGGTAGCGGAACGTCTCGCCTGCGAGCTGCAGTGCCATGTGGTCGCGGATGGAGAGCATGACGTCGAGTGTCGGCGCCAGCACCGACAGTCCTGCGGGTGTCGGTGGCGAGGGGTAGTCTCGGAGAACGCAACGACCGCCGAGTCTTGGCAGAGGCGGCGGTCGTCACTTGATCCACTTGGAGGTGGACCCATGAGCAACGCTACGACATCGCTGACCGAGTTCCTGTTGGCGCGGATCGGTGAGGATGAGGCGCAGGCGCGCGAGGCGATCGCCGAGCGTGACCGGATCAACTACGTTCGCCCGCCCGAGATCCCGGACATGACCTTGCAGTCCTTTCCGGATGTCGGCGTACCGGCTGTCCTAGTTGGCCCAGAGCGCGTGCTGGCCGAGTGCGAGGCCAAGCGGAACCAGATCTCCCACCTGATCGCGTTCATGGAGGGCGACTACGCCCCCTGGAACGAGGACCAGTTGAAGATGATGGCTGAGGTCTACGCCGACCACCCGGACTTCGACGAGTCCTGGCGACCCTAACCATGCGCGCCACCGACGGCACAGGCACCAACGGCCACACGACGCCCCAGCACATCTTCGTCACTACCTCCGCCGGCCGCTTCCCCGGACTGCTCCTCGAATGGGTCCGCGACGGCGACGCACCCTGGAAGGGCCGCGTGATCTGGTCGGAGCGCGAGGGGTCGCACGTGCAGGACGTGCTCGACGCGAAGCAGCTGGAGCCGTTCGAGCCACCGCCCGGCTTCATTCCGCGTCGTTGAAGCGGTCGGCTTCAGGCATGACGAAACGCCCCCGCGACACCTCCGGAGAGGCGCCGCGGGGGCGGTGGGCTGGTTGGGCTTAACCGGCCTAGTGAGTCGATCAGGCAGTGATTCCCGGGCCGTAGCGGTTGATCATGCCGGTCAGCCATTCGACCCCAACCGGGTTGGCGCTATGGACATGGACCACCGTCGGCCAATGTTCCTCGTGCTCGCAGAGCCAGAGCACCACGCGGCGGGAGGTGTCGTCACCGCCGAGGTCGTGATCGAACGACGCCTCAGTGACGTCATGTTCGGCGAGAGCGGAGATTGCCGCCGCCGAACTCTTGGCCCAAGTCCATCCAGCCGGAGATGGGCGAACGTCGTCGATCCACAGGCGCATGACGCGAGTCCTCTCTGGGCATGGCCAGCCAGTCCCGATTTCGTCTACCGCGTAGTCAGCGGCCCGACGCTTGGGACGACGTTCGCCATGCGCGACTGACCGAGGGTGTTGATGTGTGTGCCGTCGCCGGTATTGACGGTCGGCAGCAGGGTGTTCGTCGACGCGGGGTTGATGACGGGCTGGTCGATGCGGAACGTGCCCGTGATGCCCAGTGGGAGGGTCTCGATCCAGTCGTTGAACGCAAGACGGATGACCTGTTTGGCCGCGTCGTCGCCCGAGTAGACCCGGGGCGGAATGGTGCCCGCGAAGATCCGCTGGCAACTGGCCGTGGTCCTCAGTGCGGAGAGGGTGGCGGCATACCGGGTCTTGATGGTTGCGAGCGTGTCGCCGTTCTCGATGTTGTTCGTGCCGAGGGCGACCACCACCGCGTCCCAGTCAGCAGCGGCCCAGCGGGTGAGCTTCCAGGCGGAGGTGTTCTGCCAGTTCTCCAGCGTCGACCCCGAGAGCGCGGCGTTGGTGACAAGTGCGTTGGAGCGCGAACCCCACAGCGTGCACCAGGAGCCAGCCCCACCGAGACCTGCAACTCCGGAGGCGTTGCGGCCCTGAGTGAGGCTGTCGGCGACCACGAGGACCCGGGGCGCGTCGGTGTTCGCTTCGTACTCGAAGACGACGTCGAACACCCCGACGTCGGCCTGAAAGAGCGGACTGGGGGCCGCGACGCCCGCGTCGTTCTTCTGCGACGTGTAGAACATCCCCTGGTAACCGCGGGACATCAGCATCCCGCTCGTGTTTCCGATGTAGCCAAACCCGACCTGCATGAGTCGGTTCGGCTCAGTCTGGGCGGCAGGGTCGGTGACCCAGTCGGTAACCAGCTCGTCTTGAAGGTCGGCGGTCGTGAACGCAGTGAGCGCCTGTGTCGGGGTCGCAGCGAACTTCCCGTCCCAGCCGGTATCGATCGATGCCACCGGGCCGATCCACGCCCCGGTGAAGTCAACTTGGCCGGCCTGGGGGATGTCGTCACGGGTGTTGTAGTTGCGGATTCGCAGCCGCCAGCGGGTCGTGGCGACCGGGAGGCGGATTGCGAAGCGGGGGTTCGCTCCGTCGCCACCACGACCGAGAGAGGCGGTAGTGACACCACCTGTGGTTGAGAGCACGAAGAATGCGCGCTTGGTGGGAGCGACGATGGTGCGCGCCCGGGTGGCGGCAGCCGCCAGGGTGATCGGATCGAGTGCCATTGTCAGGCCTCCGCGAATGTCGAGCCGGTGGCATTGCCGTCGGCGTCATAGGTGAAGGTCTCGACATAGTCGGGCCCGGTTGGGTAGTTCCAGTCGCAGGTGGTCGGGTTGCCCTCGTCGTCCCAGTGGTATGTCTTCACGAGGTTGCCGCCGGTAGCGAGCGGGATGGTCTCGGTCGCCGGCAGTCCGCCTGAGTAGGTGACCGAGGACGCCACGCGAGCGGCGGCAACGGCAGTGGTAGCCACGGCCGCCGCCTGCTCTGCCTGTTCGGCGAACGTCTCGATGTTCTCGTAGGTCGCGGGATCGAACGCGACCGGTGCCTCAACCGGCAGGTCCGCGAGCGTGCGGTCGACGTCCATCTGGAACTCGCCGCTGGTCCACGTCGGGACCTTCGTGTTCGACGTGAGCGCGTTGTAGTCGACGACGAGGCGGTACCAGGGCGACGGGTCCCAGGTCGGGTCCGGCAGCTCGACGGCGAACACGGTGCTGTTCGAGTCGGCGGTGATGACGTCGATGCCGCCGAGCCTGGTCTCGCCCGTGTCGGGGTCGGTCGCGCGTCCACTGCCGAGGATCTCGACGCGGGCGCGGAGTCGGGTGAAGTCCTCGGTGCCGATGAGGGTCTTCACGTCGCCGCTGAGGGTGTGCGTGCCAGCCACTAGGACTCCTGCGGGTAGATGAGCGGCTGCCCGGCGAGCAGGTGGGCCGCGATGTCATAGAGCGGGTGCATGAGATATCCGAGGCCCAGCCCGAGAACGAAGGCGGCGCCGATGGACATGGCTAGAGCCGCGGGTCCTTGACGGGCGTGACCTTGCTGCGCGTGAACAGAGCCACGACCAGCGGCGCGACGACGGCGACGACGCCGAGCACGGCGGTCTGCTGGTCGTCGGTCAGGTCGACGCCGAACGCGACGAGCAGGCCGATCAGTGCGGTGACGAGGGCGGTGATGGTGGCGGCGGTGACGAGGGGCTCGCGGGTCATGGCTACTCCTTGGTGATCTCGAACAGGACGTGTCGGCTGTGGTGGCGCATGTCATCGCCGACGCCGGTCTTCGGCCCCTCCCACTCCTTGATGGCGCGCAGGCCGGGGGAGTAGAAGACGCGGTCGAGGCCGACGCGGAAGGCGGATCGCAAGCCGAGGTTGATCCGGCCGAAGATGCTGTTGAAGTCGCCCATCGGGATCACCACCGCGTCGCGGTCGAGCTCGGCCTGGACAAGCCGTTCCAGCTTCCTCAGCGACTTGTCGGCGATGCGCTCGCGGTCGTCGGTGAACTGGTCCTCGCCGCGCTCGGTTGCCGGGTCCCACGAGGGGATGAGCCAGACGCCGAACAGCGTGACGCGCTGGCCGGTCTCGCGGTGCACGAGTCGCTGCCGCAGCACGTAGCGGGCCGGTGTGCGGATCCCTCGCCAGCCTTCCGCGCGCCCCGACCTGTGCAGCCGGATCGTCGCGCCTCGTCCGTCGCGCTTGAACAGGTCGCGGTGCCAGGCGAGGCACTGGTGGCGGTCGCGTAGGGGGAAGAACTTGGCGAACTCCTGGCGGTGGAGGCCGGCGCGGACCTTGCGGCGGTCGATCTCCTGCAGGGCGATGAGGTGAGAGTCGGCGACGGCGTTGGTGATGTCGCCCTCGGTCAGGTTGTGGGTGGCGGCGACGAAGCGGCGCATGTGGCCTCGATTCGCTTGCGCGGTGTATGTACACCGAGTACTGTTGGTGTATGAACACCGCAGATGATCAGAAGGCCGATGGTGATCACGAGGCGTGGGTGAATCCCGACTCCGGCAAGGTCCATCGGATGGGCTCCTGGTGGGAGACCGACGAAGGTGTCATCACGCCGAGCGGGACCGGCTGTGGAGCCCTCTTGTGGGGCTACTCGCAGGTCGCACTCAGCACTACCGCCATCGCCGACCGGTGCAAGGTCTGCTGGCCGCTGCGACTGCGAGCCGCCCCGCCGCCACCCAGGTTGGGCGTCATTCACCTCCGCGCCGTGCTGGCACCCGAGATCCCCGTCTGTCGCGGCGAGATCGGCCCCAGTGACCGGCTCGGCGAGGAGCGCGAGGGCGACTGTCCCGAGTGCCTCGCCATCCGCTCAGGTCGCGGCGTGCGCATCTACATGGGCGGGAGGCGTGTCCAGTGACCGTCGCGCGAACCCTCGACGCCTGGGACCACTGGGCCGAGACCAACGGGCACGTCCAGATCGACAGCATGGGCGTGCTGACCCGCTGGACCGACCATCCGGGATGCCATTACTGCGACGTGCTCTCGGGCCGCTACGCCGAGCGGGCGAAGCGACTCACCACGCCCGCAATCACCGAGGGTGGTGGGGACCGTGACTGACGTGGGCTACCCAGCAGGTGATCCCGGCGAGCCACAGGAGCGCTGTGCGCCTAACCATGCGCACGACGATGCGTGCGGCCAGGATGAGATCGGCGACTGGTGGCATGTGATCTTTCCGCCCGAGAAGAGGGGCTAGGCGTGCATACACCCGGTAGCGTCTCCCGCGTGCCAAACAAGCCCAAGACGCCGGTCACGGGTTTCCGCATCCCTGAGGACATCAAGACCGCTGCTGTCGAGAGAGCGACCGCCGAGGGCAAGACGCTGACCGACGTGGTGGTCGAGCACTTGCGGCGGTACGGGAAGAGGAAGCGGTGACTCTGACCGAGTTCCTGCTGGCGCGGATCGCTGAGGACGAAGCGGCCGCGCGGGGCGTGGAGGCGGACCTGCGGGGCGAGTTCGGCCACGCGTCGTCAGAACTGAGTTCAGACCTCCAGCCGGCTGGCACCGGGTACATGGACTACCCGGCGCTCACGATCGACCCGACCCGCGTGCTGGCCGAGTGTGAGGCCAAGCGGCGGATCGTGGGGGAGGCCTGGGTGGACTGGCTCCGAATCGAGGGCGAGTTGGGGAGAGGTCAGTCACGGGAGGAGATGGAGGCGAACGGCGATCAGCCTGACATCGTGAAGTACCTCGCCGTCGTGTACGCCGACCACCCGGACTACGAACAGCCCTGGCGGCCGGACGGCGTCATGGGAACGGGTTCGACTGTCCACCAAGTCATGGACGTTGAGCCGTTCGCGGTGCGCCAAGATGGGGACATGAACTACGACGAGTCTCCTAGCAACCCCTAGGTCACTTCTTCGTCTTGCCGCCCGGCCTGTTCATCTCGGCCGCGATCTCGACCGCCAGCGCCTTCGTGTCGCCAGCGCGGCGGAGGTTCTGCTGCACGGTCACGCCGTTGCCGAGCTCGGTGGCGAGCAGCCTCTTGACCGCACGGTCCGCCGCGCCGTCGACGATCTTCTGCAGGCGGTCCCAGTCCTCAGGCTTCATGGCTTCCTCCATCAGAGATGCTGGCGGCTCGGTCACTAGTGGTGTCGGCCGCGGGTGGTAGTCGCGTCCGCCGCCAGAGAGGCCGTCGCCGCCGTTGAGGTAGGCGAGCCACTGCCACGAGGCGCCGGGCGCGAGGGGTGCGTCAGACCCGAGGACGAGGTGAATGTGCGGATCCATTCCGCCGTGCTTGGCGTCGCGGATCCACGAGCCGGCGCCACCCCAACGGGTCGCACGGATGACCGCCTGTTGCTGGGTGTCCGTCAGGTCCCACGTGCGCAGGTCGAGGCAGCCCCCGGCGTCGTGATAGCCAGCAGACGCGGAAGCGCCGCCGCCGAGCCGGGACATGAACGCGCCCTGGACGATCGTGGGTCGGAACCCGAGATCGGCCACGATGGCTTCCCACCAGGCGGCCATGAACTCGGTCATCAGGATCGGACGACCAGACGTGTCGGTGCCGTGGTCGCGCACGCTGAAGTCAGGCACGTCGTCACCTCCGGAGATGGCATGAGCGAGAGCCACGCGCAGACGGCGCGTGCGTTCGGACGGGAGGCGGGGGATGCGGTGCAGCACTCAGGGAGTGCGGCGCTGCTGACGGCGATGCCACTTGACGACGGCAAGCTCGGCGGTGCGCTCGAACATCGCGATGAAGACGAACATCTGCCCGGTGATCCGGATCGGCTGCCGCCCCGGGTAGTCCATCCCGAGCCACTGGCGTAGCACCGATGCCAGCGTCAGCAGCCAGATCCCCATAGCGAGAACGAGGACCGATTGGCCATAGAACGAGCGGCGCCATCCCTCGGGGATGAACATAGGGATGAAGATCGAGCAGACGATGAACGAGCCCGTCGACAGCACCTTGAAGATCAGTGGATCTTCCACCTCAGTTCCTCCCGTGGATGATCTCGTCCCAGGTCTGGGAGAAGTGGTTGCGGTCTAGGCGTCCGCGCAGATAGTCGGCCGGGCCAGTGGCCCGCTCCTCGACTACGCGCAGGCGCTCCTTGGCGACCTTCAGGTGAGGATCCCGGTCGTCGTCGTCACGCTTCATGAGGCGCCAGAGCCACCTCATTGCCTGGCTCCTGGGTCCGGGAGATTCTGGACTGCCGAAGCGACGGTTTCACCAGTGATGGTCATCTTCTCTGCCACCCCGAGGGCTCCTAGCGCGATGCGCTTCCACTCGTCGCGGTCGGCCTCGACCTTGCGCAGGTCGCCGATCCAAACGAGCTTCCGCGTGATGACGGCTAACGCGACCGCAGCCAGAACGGCCGGGCCAGTGTAGTCGCCCAGGAGCAAGCCTTCGAAGATGGTCATCTGGGGCGCTCTGGGCTCAATCGGCGGTGCATCCACATCGCGGCGTCCCTTCGCGATTTGAGACAGCCGTGACGTATCAGGCCGTCGTGCAGTTGACTCCTCGATTACGCAGCCCGAGACCGCCGGAATCGGTCGAGTGCTGCCAGGTCCCCCGCCTTGCGTCCCAACGTCTAGGCGGGGGGCCGCCTCCTTGGTGCTAGTCCAGCGACCCGCCGGCCGACTCGACGATCGACGACAGGTCGCGCGCCGCAAGCCCGACCGGGTTGAGCTGCAGCTCGTCGGCGGCGACGTTCCACACGGACTCGCCGATGACGATGTCGGTAAACGCGGACAGGCCACGCTCGTCGAACAGGCCATTGAGTCGGACCATGTGCCCGGCGCGGACCTGCGACAGCGAGGCGGCGGTCGAGCCCATCGTGAGCACCTGCCCGTGGCCGACCTGGATGCCGTTCGCCCAGCCGGTCCGTGCGATGCCCTGCGCGATCAGGCCGTCCACGATCCCCTGTGCCTGCGGGGCGGTGAGGATGCCGCGGTCAGTGAGGTCGATCCGCCGTTCGACGCGGCCGACGTTCTGCGACGTGTCGGATGCGGTGACCTTCGCGTACCCGGCGCCCGTGTCGTAGACGGCGTACAGGTGGGTCCAATAGTCGGAGTCCGCGACACCGAGCGTCCCGGCGCCCGGCGTGACCTGCCACATCGGCGTCGTCGGGTCGGCGTCGGCGCGGACGTACAGGTCAGGGTCGATCCACCACTTCTTCGCCACACTGACCGACCAGGCGTCGAGGAGCTCGTTGACCGACCCGAACTCGTCGGCGTCGACAGTGCCGAACGGATCGGCCGAGATGGGGAACAGGTTGGAGCGCGTCCACCACAGCGCACCACGCATCCGCGCCTCGTCGATGGCGGTGTTCGGGACGGTGGTCGCGTTGTAGCTTTCGTCGAACGCCTGCGCCGTCTCGCCCTGTCTGGCCGCACCGTTGGCGATGAACTCGCCCGAGTCGAAGTCAGGCTCAGTGAGGTAGCCGCGCCAGACCCGGGAGGGACCGACGTAGGCGATCACGTCGGCGTTGCGGCGCAGGACGTTGGTGCGTTGGTTTGGTTTGAGCTCCATCCGCCAGCGCAGCTCCCACGAGCCGTAGGGCCAGCGGTGAGTGATGACCGGGTCGCCCCAGTAGCCGATGAACTGGAGCGGGGTGCCATTGACGCTGATCCAAACCTGCTCGGACACGTCGTCCCCCTCAGGCCGCGATCTGGCCCGCGTTGTTCGCCCACCGCGGGTAGTACCTCGCCGACGCCGCCGCGTTCTCGGCGTTCGACGTCAGAGTGAACAGGTTGAGGTCGCCCGGCTCGATGACGTGCGTGCCCAGAGACCGGACCTCACTGCCGAGCGCGTGCCGGCGGTCCGACCCGTCCGCCGCCGTGCCCAACCAGATCGCCTCGCGCGGCCGGTCCAGCGTCGCCGTGTCGATCCACAGCCGATTCGACGAGCCGCCGGTCGCCGGGGCGCCAGTGCCGCACGAGACCCACGTCAGGTGACCGATGTCGGTGTTGAACAGGTAGAGCTCGTCGAGATAGATCAACGCCGACGACGACAGAGTCACACGGACCTTCTGCGCCGAACCGGGCGGCAGGTCGTCCGGCGGCAGGACCACGCGCGCGATCTCATACAGCAGCCACGTCGTCGTCGTTCCGCCCCTCAGGATCGTCGAGCCGGACTGGGTCGCATACGACGTTGATCCGACCAGCGTTGACGCTGCCCACGAGACGCCCGTGATAGCCGTCGAGTCGCCACGGATGCGGGCCATGATCGAGTACGAGCCCGTCGGGAGAGCAGCGGCAGGGATGTCGAACGTCTCGGGGGTGCCGGAGTTCAGCGGCGCGTACCCACCACTGGCGGTGTTCGCGTCGGGAGTCACCGTCCCCCCAGCAGTCCGGTAGCCAGCGCCACGACACGCGGGCTGGTAGCCGGAAGCCAGTCTCGCGGCGTTCGTGTAGGCGACCACCTCGCCCAGCGACGTTGTCTCGTGGGCGAGCTGGATCGACCCCTGCGTGCGCGCCGACCCCTGCACAGAGATCGACCGGAACTGCTGACGACCCGTGCCAATGAACGGCGGCTGGCTCGTCCGAGAGATGTCATGGACCGCCAGCGACCAATTTACGCCGCCGCTCTGAGTGGACCAGAGTACGTAAGCCTCAACCTCGACTGTCTCAATCGACGCGATACTCAAACAGTCGAAGTAGTATTTGGCCCCCAACTGAGCCGTAGGCATCGTCGCGACGCCGTTGATCCAGAAGGTCTGGATCTGAATCGTTGAACCTACGCCGTAGATGTTGGCCTGGGCGTCGATGACAAGGAATCGGGTGTCGGTCATCGGCGCGGAGAGGCCCGATCGGATCAGCCGCAGATGGCCGTCCAATGTGGGGTAGCGGAGGACGCTGTTGGGTGGGGTCCAGTTCGTGCCAGTCGTGACCATGCCGAACTGGGCGAACGGGCCGAAGTTGTCGTAGCTCGGGCCACTCCCGGTGGTTCGGGACGCCGTCCAGCCGGTGACCGAAGTGCAATCGTCGATCGTCTCGGTGATCGGTTCGGGAGTGTCTCCCGAGACGACCGCCTCGACCACCACCTCGTCCGTCGACCGGGCGAACGGAGCACACGTCAACCGGATGACGAACCGCCGGCCGATCGTGCCGGGCTCCATCTCGCCCCAGTCGTCGAAGTCGAACTCGGCCCACGACGTCAGCACGTCGAACACTGACGGCGGCCCCCACCCATCCGGCGGCGTCCACGTCAGCACGTTCCGGCGCGCCAGTTCGGCGTAGAGCAGCGCCTCGCCCTCGGAGACCGCGATCAAGTCCGCGCCCTTGATGAGCACGCCGAACGTGAGCTCGCGGTTCTCCCACCGCTCAGTCGTGACCACCGCCCCGTCCTGGAGCAGCGTCTGCGTCACCACGTCGACCGGGTTCGCGCCGCCGAAGGACATGCCCTCCGCGATCGTCTCCACCCACCACGAGGCACCCTCGCCGCGGATGAAGTCGAACGACCCGAGGGTCAACTGGTGATCGCTCATGAGAAGTTGAACCCCGCCTTGCCCTTGGGCTTGTCTCGCCGCTGCTGGCGCTTGCCGTTCGAGGCGGCGCCATTGAGTTCCTTCGCCAGCCCCGGAGGCAGGTTGTCGACGGCCGACTTCAGGATCTGGGTCTGGCGATCGATGACCTTCTCTTGCCGCTTGGCGATCTGCTCCATCGCACGCACCTGAGCGGCCGATGCGTCGACCGCCGCCTGAGCGGCAGCCAACCCCGGAGCAGCGCCCGCGCCAGCGACGTTCCCGAGGGCCGCCAGTGCGCCCTCGCGCTCCTGGTAGAGGTTGCGGTAGCCGAGCAGTTCCTGCGCCGGAAGCGTGTTGTAGAACCGCGCCAAGTCGATGTCCTGCTTCGCCAACAGTTCCGCGAGGATCGGACCCTCCAGGCCCTTGCTGCGCAGCGACTGGATGATCTGCGTGAACTCCCGGATCTGACCCAGGTCCGACCGCAGCACGTCGCCCGGCGAAGACGGGGTCTGCGCCGCCCAGGGGCTGCCCTCCGGTCGCGCGAAGATGTCCGACCGGACCGCCGACTGCGCATTGCTCGACGCCTCATTGAAGACATCCAGCAGCCGGTCGCGGACGTCCGTCTCGCGCGCCAGCGCCTGCTCGGACCGGGTCAGCTCGCGGCCCGTGTTGCGCAGCTCGTCCCTGAAGCCACGGACCGCCGCCCGCATCTCCTCGATGTCGAACGTGAAGCCGAAGCGACGACGCTCCTCGCGCTCCTTCGAGCCCTCGGTGCTGCCCGTCGTGTTGCCGACCACGCCGCCGTCAGCGAACCCGGGAAGGTGACCGTAGCGGCTCGACAGCATCGACCAGTCACGGCGGACGAGCTCCTGCGGGATGACGACCTCGCCGCGGTGGACGACGCCGGCCGGCTCGTCGCGGCGACCGGGGCCCGTGAAGCCACCGCTGGCGAAGGAGCCGAGCAGGTCGCCAACGCCGGCGCCGACGCGACGCACGGTGACCGTGACCGTCTTGTCGGCTAGACGTGCCAGTTCGGCGACAACCTGGCGGGTAACGCCCAAGGCCTGCGCAGCCTGGACCTGAAGATTCGTCGTGCGCGACGCCGGGATCTGGAGGATCGAGTTTGCCAGCTCGCGCGCCCGCTTGATCGGGACGCCCATGTCGGTCGCGGTCTGAATGAACGCCGAACGGGCCGACTTGAACCGGCCTTCGCTGTTCTTCACCGCTTCGGACTGGTTGTTCCAGGCCGCCGCGAGCTGCGAGAGAACCTGCCGGTTCTGTAGCGCCGCCTGAGACGAGCCCCGGATGCCGGCGTTGTTGTCCTCGGCCGCCTTGCGCGCGTCGACGAGTGCCTGCCGCCAGGACGTCTCGGCGTCGAAGGCGCGCAGCGCCTCGTTGGTCCGGGTCCGGAGCGCGTTGATGTTCTGAACGATTGCGCCGGTCTGCTCGGTCAGGGAAGCAGTGGTTGCGTTGACCCCGGCACTCAGAGCATCGAAGCCAGACGGACCTTCGGCGATCGCGTCCTGCAGATCCTGCTGTTGCTGCGTGAGACTCTCGACGGCGGTACCGGCTCCCCAGGCGTCGCGAGTCCACTCGGACCAGAGGTCGACGTCAAAGAAGTTGCGGCCGAACTCGCCTATCGAGTCGCTGTCAATGTCATCCTTGGTTGCGGCGAGTTGCTGGGTGACATCGGCGAGCTGCTGCTCCATGACCGACGTGTCCACACTCTCAATCGCCGCCTGCGTGCGGCGGAGTGACTCCTCGGCGTCATCGTTCGCTGCAGCGAAGTCCATCGTGAGGCCGACGGCGCCGCCGATCGCGGCACCCCACGGGCCGGCGAGAGTGCCCATCAGGGCCAGCGACGCGGTGTTGGTCAGGCCGAAGCTGTCCGCGGCCCCAGAGGTCGCCAGCGCCAGCCCTGCCACAGTTGCGCCGACCTTGCCGATCTCAGCGGCGCCACGGCGCACAGACGCGGCACGGTCAGCCTCGGCCCTAGCCAGTGCCGTCGTCGACATCCGGGCGCGATCCTGCGCCGAGGTGACGGTCGTCAGCGCTGTTACCGAACCGCGCACGTTCTGCTGGAAGCGCGCACCGAACGCGGTCGCACCCAGCGTCGAGGTCACCCGCAGAGCCCGGTTGTAGGCGGCCAGCGCTGCGACTCCAGCGAGGATCGGCGTACCCAAGTCGGATCCGGCGATCGAGGCCAGCAGGTCGACAACCTGGGTCAGTGCCGGCAGCAGTTGGAGACCCAGGGGAGCCGCCGCCTGCACGACGCCCGCGAGGAGGTCGATGAGCGAGCCGATCAGGTCGAGCGCGCGGGGGCCGGACTCCTGCACGTAGGCGAGGAACTCCTGGAAGCCAGCGTTCGAGTCGAGCGACCGGGACCACTCGGCGAACGAGCGGGACATGTCCAGTAGGCCGTCAGAGAAGCCGCGCGCCGCCGGGTCGAAGGCGACGATCAGGTTCGCCACGCCTTCGACGAAGTTGCCGATCGTGCGGCTGAAGTCCATCAGGATCGGAGCGGCGCGGGTCTCCAGGTAGTCGAAGAACGCAGTGAAGCGATCCCCACCGAGGCCGGCACCAGCCTCGCCGGCTAGGTCGCCCATCGCGGTGGCGATCTCGCTGACGATCTCGCGCACCTGAGGAGCGCGAGTCATCAGCGACTCGATGCCCTCCTGGACGCCGGGGAACAGGCCATCACGCGCAACCATCTGGAGGTCGCGGAACTGGGGCTCCAGATCGTCGATGAACCGGATGAACTCGGCAGCCGCCGGGCCGACCCGAGTCATCTCCTCGCGCATGGCGGCGAGGTTCTCGGCGGTCGGCTCCATCTGGTACGTGTTGAGTGCCTCGAAAGCGTCACCGAGCCCCTGGGTTGCCAGGAGCGTCACGCCGAGAGCGCCGGCTGCGGCGCCAAGCTGGGCGGTCATAGCGGCAAGGCCAGGGACTGCCGCCGCGCCGAGCGGAACGAGGCCAGGCCCCAGGATCGCCGTCACGTCAGCGAGCAAGCGCAACCGGCCCGTGAGCTGGTTGATCGACTGGTCCGCCTGGCGCGCACCACGCTCAACCGCCGGAAGCGCGTCCCCACGATTCAGGCCAGTGAGTCCCTGTCGAGCGCTGACCGACGAGCCGTCGAGGTTGCTCAGGGCCCGATCGAGGAGCGCAGTAGCGGCGGCGGCCTTCGCCATGCCCGTGGTGAAGTCGTCCTGCAGTTCAAGGACGACACGCTCGCGCCTGGTAGCCACCGCTCACCGCCTTCTGTGGTCACGGGGGCGCCGAGCGCCGTACCCTGCTGGAATGTCGGAGCAGCCGAAGCCCCCGCCGGGCTGGTACGCGCACCCCGAGATGGCGAACACGCAGCGCTATTGGGATGGCGAGCACTGGACCGATCGAGTCGCACCGATGACGCCGCCCGCGACCGGGCCAAGCACGCGGAAGATCGCTCAGGGAGTGGCGCTCGGAGTGGCCGCTGTGGTCGCCGGTGTAGTGGTGCTGTACGGGATCGTCTCAGCGGACGACGACCTCGACTGTCAGGCGGAGAACACTGATCGCGTCCTTGCTGGGCTGCCCGCTAAGGACTGCTAGGCCCCTCGCCGGGCGTTCGCCTCCAGGGCCGACAGCGCGCGGATCCTGGTTGTGCGACCGTCCGAGGGGCGTGGCATCTCGGGCTTCGGCTTGTCGCCGAGCATCTGCTCGAACTCGCGGTCACGGTGGGCCTGGATGCGGAGGTAGCGGTCGGTGGCCTTGCAGACGTTGCAGGCCGTCTCTTCGATCTGGAACTGGTTGGCCTTGTCCGAGGTGATGTCCGGATGGAAGCCACACGTATGCAGCGCGCCATCGTGGCGGCCGAGAGCGAGTAGACGTGCGCGCTCCTCGTCATCCCACTCGACCTCGACCTCGGTGACGATCTCCCAGGCGTCGGCGAGCGCTACGCGGTCGCCGTCTCGGTCGTAGCCGACTTGGGAAGTTCGGGGCTCCCAGCCGTGGAGTCGCTTGTAGGAGATCCCGAGGTCTCGTGCGAGTCGAAGTCGCTCAACCTCTTCAGGCCGGCGGACAAGCTGCTCCGCCATCGCGGAAAATCCAGGCGGACCTCGTACATCGACACGACGGCTGCAGCCATCTGAGCCTTGTCGGGCGAGCTGACCGACGCCTCGAACACGTCGGACCAGTCAGAGCCTTCGAGCGGGTCCCCGTTCCACGAGTGAACGTAGGAGCCGAGGTCGTCGATCAGATCGTCGGCATTGCAGTGACCGCTCGTCACGCGGATGTCACGGTCGAAACCGGGCTCGCCATCCTTGCGGGCGGGGTGCTCGTTGCACCACCGACGCCACTCGCCGTCCGACTTCTTGTCGCGGAGCCGGAACTCGCCCTCTTCTTCGGCGATCTCTCGCAGGAGTTCGGCCATCCGGTCGCGGATCTCGGAGACCCGAGGGTGCTCCTTGCGACCGACCAACCGCGGCGGCGGCCCCTCAGAGTCGCCCTCAGCTTCGATGACGTCGGCCGAGAGGTTGTTGAGCTCGTTGCCGAGTGACTGCATCTCGGCGATCAGGTGCTGGTTCAGGCAGACCGTCACGGCTTCCTCGCGGTAGCCCTGGGGACGGTTGGCGCGAAGTTCTGCGAGGGATCGCGTCATCGGGGGCCGCCCCGCTTGTTATTCCGCTTGCCCGCCGTGGCCGACCGGTTGAGTTCGCGCCCTATCCCCTCGGGGAGGCGATCGATGGCCTTCTCCAAGATTGCGGAGTAGCGGGCCATCTCAGACTCGAAGCGGCACGTCTCTGCGGGGGCGTTGCCACCGAACTCGACCTCGCCGAGCGCGAAGGTGACGCGAAGGCCGACGTCACTGGCAAGCGGATCGTCGCCAACATGGACGATCTCGATGTTGTCATAAACATCGCGCGAGTAGTCAACACCGTTGATGATGAGCTGCATCGTGCCCATCTCCGGGCCGGGCCGATAGATGATGTGCGCCATTGGTGCTCCTTGCCGAAACCGAAGTGAGCCGAAGTTTGGAGACCCGCCGCCGGCACTTCGGCGGAACCGGCGGCGGGCCGTTCGTGGGACTACGCGGCGAGGACGCCGTAGACGACGTCCTGCGTGGGGTAGAACATCTGCGAGATCTCGAACTCCGCCTGGTCGTCACCCTCGGACTGCACCCGGTTCTGACGGCCGAGGCGACCCTTCCAGGACTCCGTGTGCTGGCCGATCGCAGGCGCCACCGTCAGCGCGTCGAGGCCCTTCCGGATGCCGAGCACGATCTCCGTGCCGCGGACGAGCAGCTCCTTCGCCGCGTTGTCCGGGTCGGAGTCGTCCTCCTGGGGGTTGTAGACGTAGCGCAGCTCGAAGGCACCGATCTGGGTGCGCCCCTCCTGGGGCAGCGTGATCGTGGTGCAGATCCGCGTCGGCGCCGTGCCGTTGTTCACGGTCACGTCGGGCGAGAACGGACGCAGGAAGCACGAGAGGTCGACGGACGTGGCCGCGTTCCACTCGGTGGCGATCTTGATCGCCTCCTGGTCGGCGACGGTGAGCATCGCGTTGACCTTCAGGTTGCCGAGGACGGTAGTCGCCTCGGGAAAGTGGACCGTCACTTGGCTTCTCCTTCGGTGCCGGCGGGCTCAGTAGCCGCCTTCTTGGCCGCTGCCGCCTCGGCAACGGTGGTCTTCTTCTTGGGGCGCCGGCCGCCGTTGCGGGTGGCGGCACGCGGCGTGTTGAACGCCTTCCAGGCGGTCTCGTCGAGGATCTCCAGGTTGTTGCGCTTGGCGATCGACTCGTTGACGTTGACCTCGGCGCCCGACTCGGTGCGGACGCGGACCAGATCAGCCATGACGGCTCCTTAAAGCGAGTACGTGTACGTCTTGATGGCGCTGAACCTGCGGTCGTCCCACTCGGGCGAGGTGGACGACTCGTGCGTGAGAACCGTCGAGCGGAACCCGTCGATGGAGAACCGCAACTCGTCGACCGCGTTGGCGATCCGCAACAGCGCCCACCGGCACTCGTCCTCCGTGCGACCGACGCCGCGGAACGAGACGCGCCAGCCAGAGCGGCCGGCGCGACCGATGAGACGACCCGGCTGGACGAAGCGGCGCTCCAGGGAGACGAGGACGTAGATGTTGGGCAGCGGCTTGCGGCGCTCGTTCTCGTCCGGATTCTGCGGCGAACCCGGCACGTCGTCATAGCCGTAGCACCGCCACTTGGGGGCCAGCGCCGCCGTGACCGCAGCCTTGAACACCTCGACGTGCTCGCGCTCGTCGAGGACCGGTGCAGTGCTCACCAGAAAAGCCGATCCACCACGTCGCCGACGTCGGCAGCCAACTTCGGGCCGATGATGTCCTGCGACTTCGCGAGGTCGTGGTGAGGGGGCTGGTTGCGCGAGCCCTCTTCGAAGCTCATGCCGCCCTGAGGCTTCGCGGCGTCCGGGCCGTACTCCCAAGACAGCGGCGAGATGGCCTCGGCAGAGAAGGCGCGGGGGTAGTGCTTTCCATGCGCGCCGGCCGACTCCTTGGCGAACCGCGACGCCAGCCGATTGCCCTCGTTGGCGTTCTTGCGGACCGTCGTGGCCAGGCCGCGGGCAGCCTTCGCAGGGATCGCGGCAAGGTCGTTCGCGAGGTCGCCGACGCCGCCCGTGACGGAGATTCTCATCAGAGGTCGTCCCAGTCGTGCGGCTCCCAGGTGGCCCCGGCGAGTTCGAAGTCGCGGTGCATCGCGCGACCCGCTTCGGCGGCAGCCTGCATTGGACCCGTGAAGTCATCCGTGACATCGAGGCGAAAGGCCACTCGGCGCTCTGTCATCAGAACCCCCACTCGTCGGGCCGCGACTCCTCGGTCAACGGGAGCCGGCGTGCGGTCTTCTGGTCAGCGCGGACCGCCTTGACGATTGAGAACACGTCACCCGCGCACTCGCCGGCCGTGACGTCGATGTAGTCGCCGTCGGCCAGGTCGGCGGTCGTCGCAGGGAAGTGACCGACCGCGGTCGCGGTCTCGTACTCGACGCCTGCCACTTCGATGCGACGCGAGCCACCATCCGACGACGAGCTGAAGTCGAGGCGGAAGGGAAGGTCGGTGTGGACGATGTCCCAGACGGGGGACTCTTCGCCGGTCGACTCGTTCTGGGCGGTGCGGTCGGACTTGCGGAGGACTGTGACGCGGGACGTCATGCGAAGCTCAGCTAGGCGCCGGAAGTCCGCCTCATCTGCCGTGGTTGGCAGGGGGAAGATGCTCACGACGGCTGCACCGAGAACGCGCGCGCCCTGCGGCGCTTGCCCGTCGATGACAGGTCTGCGTACTCGTCGTCCGTGAAGTACAGGCCGACGCGCGTTGAGTCACCACCGAAGTCAAAGGTTCGAGACGCGTCGTCGAGCGACACGGTCCCGCGACGGATTCCCTCGGGGTTCTGTAGAACTCGGATTACGGCATCCGAGAGGACGCGGACGACATCAGCAGTCAGGTCAGCATTGCCGACCATCCGGGCTTCGAGGTCGGGGATATCGCGCTTCAGTTTCCGCCAAGCGTCGTCGAGGCGCGTGGCTGCGACGACTTGCTCGGCGGCAGAGAGGGGGCGCCAGCGGGCCTCGATGTCCGCAGTCGTTGCCGGGTTTGCCATGGCGCCCTCCTCTCCTAACCGTTCTTCTCGACCAGGCCGCGATCGACCAGACGCTCCAGGCTCGCCTCGTCAACGCCCTCAGGGAGGACGTCGCCGTTCGCGAACTGGAGTACCTGCTCGCCCATGACGACCTGGATGCGAGAGCCGACGACGCGGTAGCCGTCAGAGCTCGACCTCGCAGAGGTCGCCTTCTTTGCGGCGGTCACGCCCGAACCCCGGTGATCTCGAACCCGGCACCCGGGTCGGTGACGCCGGCCGCGAAGTTCGACCGGGCGCGCAGGCGCCAGCCGTCGTTCTCGTCGACGCGCATGACCTTGGTCTGCATGATCTCGCCGGCCTGCTGGTAGCCACCACCGATGTCCTCGGGCGCGATGAACCCGAGCTGGTTGGTGTCGAGCACCCAGGCCGAGGTCCCGGAGCCGCCCGGCATGTAGGCGGTCGGCACAGGGACGACCTCCAGTCCGGCGATGACCTCGAAGCGGCCCGAGTAGACCGGGTTGGTCCGGTCCTCGCGCGCCATCGCTGCGGAGACGACCGGGTCCGAGGCCAGGTAGGCCCAGGTCTCGTCGTCGACCAGCAGCACGTCGGGGTCGTAGCCCTGGTTCAGGGCCGTGATCGACGCCTTGGCGCGCAGGATGTCCTGCAGGATCTTCGCCGAGGTGCCGGTCCACACCGCAGAGGCGGCGCGGTCGTTCGTGACGGCAGAGACGATGAGCGACACGATGGTGCTGTTGATCGCGAGCACGCCCGAGTTGGTCAGCTTGCGCAGGCCCTTCTCGACCGGATCCATGTTCCGTCGAGCGATGGACTCGTCGGTGACGATGGTGTCCTTGCCGGACTTCGTCACCTTCGCGAGAGCCGCCGGACCGTCAGAGATCGTGGTCAGGGTGTACTCGGAGCCCGGAGCCACGGTCTCGGGAGCCGCGTCAGCGAACATCCCCTCGACGGTCTCGTAGCCGATCGCGCCGCCGGTCGCCTCGAAGCGACCCTTCAGCAGGAACTCGCCGGGAAGCCGCAGGGAGGTCAGATCTCGGACCCGTCGAGCGACGAACTCGGGGTTCTTCAGGAACCGCGAAGCGGTCAGGTTCGGGTCCGAGTAGGTCGGAGCCGCGGGAGGGTACGTAGCCATGTTCACGGCTCCTTATCGGTTGAAGCGGACGCGCACCTTGGCGCCGTCCGCAGCGGACGTGAGGGCGATGCCGACGAAGGTCGCCACGGTCGGGGTTGCCGCGGTGGCGACCGCGCCCGAGGCGGCAACCTCGATGGCGTCGCCAGCGGTGATGGCGCCGGAGGCAACGCACTCCTGCGTGCCGCCGCACCAGATGGTGACGTCGTCGTTCGTTGCGGCGTCGTGAGACGCGACGCCAACCCAGGCGGTGCTGTCTGCGCCCGCAGTCGCCACGGTGCCGGAGCCGGAAACGGCCACGACTCGGCCGCCAGTGATGGAACCCGACGCCTTCAGCGTGATCGCCTGCCCCGGGGTGTGAATGGGGAGGTACTCGGCCATGAGATGGCCCTCTCTTTCGGATGAGGTGGGGTGGTTACTGCGAGAGCGCCATCTCGGCGACTACTTCTTGGTGCTGGGGTAGTACTTCTCGTACTCCGCCTCTGCCTGGGCCTCTGGCGACAGAGGACCGTTCCCCTGCCCCTGTCCCGGGTTCGGCTGGAACGCGGGCGGCGGAGGCGGAGGGGTGCTTGTGAGGGCCGCGTAGTGGGCGGCCTGGGCGAACTCGGCGAGCTGTGCCGCCTGTTCGCGAAGGGCGGCCGCGTCCGGGGCGGTGAGCATTGCCTCGGGGACCTTGAACTCGACAGCGAGAGCGCGCTTCTCGGCCGAGAGGATCTGGGACTGGAGCCCCTGGATCTGTTGTGCGAGCTTGTCGGTATCCGACGTCTCCTCGGGCTTCACGCCCAAAGCGGCGGCGAGTGCGTCGCGCTGCTGCTGCATCGTCTGACGCATCTGGTCGAGCTCAGACTTCAGTGCCGGATCAACGACGCCCTTCTCGTTGCGCAGGTTCTGGATGAGATCCCACGCCTTATCGGGATCGAAGTTCTCCGGCTTGCCCCACGGCGGCTGCTTGGCCGCGGGCAGAGGGTTGCCGGCGGGATCTGCCGGTTCCGCGCCAGTGGGGACGGCCGACGGGGTGGGCGTGGCGGGAATCTGCTGCTCGGTCATGCGGGTCTCCATCTCGGAGGTTGTCCGGCGACCTCTCGTCGCCGGGAGACTCAGTCGAGGACGTAGCCGAACCGCTTCAGCAAGCGGAGGGCGTCCTCGGGGCTCGTCGCGTTCGCCAGGATCGACTCGGGCATCAGGCGTGGCGTGCGGCTACTTCGGTAGCGCTGGCCAGCGATCTTCCCAAGGTCGCCGAGCGTCTTGCCGGCGAGTCCTCGCGCCGTCACTCCCTCAGTGGTGACGAGGGTCTTTCGGCCGTAGATCTGGGCGGTCTGCATTCCGCGGCGAGCGCGAACCACTTGGCCGGGGTCGGCGCCGAGGCGGATGGCGTCCGCTCCGGCCTTCGTGAAGATCCGATCCTGGTCGGACTCGGATAGTGATTCGAAGTACGCGCTCGGGCTGGTCAGGACATCTCCCGCAACGTCCTCGCTGGCTGGGATGTGTCGGCAGCGACAGCGTGGGTGCCGCAGGAACCCCTCGTTGTAGAAGTAGAAGGACCCCGCCAGGATCACGCACCGTGAGCAGGCTCCGGGCTCGATCATCCGGACGTATCCTGTGACCCACGTCCGCTGAGCGGTCGAGGCGACTTCGGCAGCACGCGCGGTGTCGGCAAGGATGGTCGTCACGAGGTCGTCCATCCACTGCTGACCCTCGAGCAGCGCCTCTTGGGCAGCCTGAGACTGCGAAAGAGAAGCCAGGGCCGGCCGATACTGGGCCTTGGCGGATTCGATCACCGCGCCATAGGTCAGCGACTCCACAGGTGTTCCGTCGCCGGCTACGCCGATCAGTGCGTCGATGTTGAGAGCCGTGGGAACTTCGACCGGGAAGTCGAGCTCGGCGAGAACGGCGGCAACATACGCATCGGCCGAAACCGCCGCAGCCTCTTGCGCCGCCAGTACGACCTCTTGGATCGACGGGCCCACATCGTCGCGCCAGGCTCGCTCCCACCGTCGCCCCGTCATGCGCTGCCAGATTCGGCGGACGCCTCGGGTGGCGATGGCGACTATGCGGTCCTGCTCGCGCTCTTGATCAAGCGCCGCGCGTGGGATCACTGGTCGCGCCCGTCGCACGCTCGCGGACCCGTCGCAGCTCGTCGACGGCCGACGTCAGAGTCGGGTCGGAGGCGGCGCGCTCCTCGCGCTCCTCCATGGCCTCGATGGTCGTCAGCGAGTACCCGTAGTCCACGCGAGCTTGGCGCAGGTCGGAGATGCCGGCACCGAAGGTCTTGACCGCGGCATCCGCCTTCGAGGCCTGTGTGGGCGTGGCCGCGCTGCGCCACACCGTCTCCAGCCCCGTGGCGAGTGAGGGGTCCTTGCCTTCGACGGCCATTGCGAGGCGCATGACCCGTTCGTAGCCGTTCCCACGGGCCACCTGGTGGCGCTCGACGCGGGCGACCATGTCGCCTTCGGAGGCGCGGATGCCGTCCGCCGAAGCGGGATTGTCTGAGACGCCGAAACCCAGCGTGTGCGGCGGCAGGTCGCACAGGCCCGCGCCGATGCGAGCGAGGTTCGACAGAGTCTCGTGGAAGTTCCGCATGTCGGAAGCTGGGAGCTGCTTCACGTCGGGCGTCGGTGCGTTCTCAGGCACGTTCCCCTGATCGTCAGTCTCGGCCGGAACGATCCACAATGCGCCCGTCGCCGCCTTGACTGCATCGCGGTTTACCGAGCCGTCGTCGTTCATGAACAGCGACTCGGCCACGTTGATCGCTAGCATGCGCGGCATCGCGTGATGCAGGACCGTCGCCATCATTGACGTTGCGGTGAAGTTGGCGGCATCGACCAGCGGCTTCAGTGACCGCAGTTCCGAACGCCCGATGCGCTGGCGCTGGCGATTGGGGAACTGGACGATCGGAACCTCGGGGGAGGACTGGAGGCGTGACGCCGCCGCCATCCACTCCTGCTTTGTCGAGTTGACCTTCTTGCCGACCTCGAACTCGACCAGCCGAGAGCCGCCCGAGGAGTCCGGCACGTGCAGCACAGCCCGATCGTCCAGAGTCGCCTCGGAGTCGGACTTGTAGAACTTCAGTGCGGCGATCACGCGGCGCGTCAATGGGTCAACCTCGACCGCGATCGAGTCTGGAGACTCCACCGTGATCAAAGCTCCCTCGTCAGAGGGGCCAACCATGATGTACGAGTTGCTCGTGACCAGGGAGGCGATGTTGTTCTCCGACTGGTACTCCGACATGTCGTTGCGCTGCCAGGCGGCCCATAGGTCGTCATCGGGCGTGTCGCTGCCGCCGAGCAGGAAGCCCTCGACGAACATGCGCCGATCGATCGCGTCGGCGAACTTCTCGCACCAGTTGATCGTCAGTGCCCCGAAGCGGTCATCCTGCTCGGCGAGTATCCGCAGGAGGTAGTACAGCGGCTGCTCGCCGTCGTAGTACTGCCACCAACCCTTGATAGCCCCAGCCTGAGCATTCCGGCGAGCGGAGAGACGGCTGAACCACTGCTCGTCCGTGAGGTCGCTCAGCTTCACAGCGGCCTCCTCTCAGCGGATGACGATCATGCGGGCGTTCTTGCGGGGCTTCGACTTGCCCCAGCCGGCCGCTCGCGCATCGCATGCCGCCTCGTGGGCGAGGACGCTCGTGACCGCGGCGTCGATCTTCTGAAGACGGGATGCCTTGGCGAGTCCGTACTGGTCTCGGCCGCGGAACTTCTTGACGGCAGAGGCCATGTGGTTAGTGGTGTCGGGGCACCCATCGTGCGTCAGTGCCCGCGTCCCGAGGTCGATGACAAACCGCTCCAGCGCCTTATGCATGGCGGTCGTTCGGTACGTCTCCCACGGCAGCACGTGCTCTTCACCGTGCTTGCGAGCCCATGCCTCGCCCTCGGTGGTCCAGTAGGGCGGGTCGTAGTAGAAACGGACGACCTTGAAGCGGGCGAACACCTCGTCGACAGCGGCATTGACCTGGTCGCGCGGGATCCGGTGGTCTTCGTGCTGCGCTGGATTCCAGATTGAGGGCCGGCCACCAAGCACACGGGGTGTGAACTGAAACCCTTCGAGCGTCTCAGCTCGGATGGCGGTGTGATCATCCACGTCACTGCCATCGAACCCGAGGCAGATCGAAGTGCCGTCAGGCGGGTTGGGCAACCAGCGCATCGCGATACGCCCTCTCCCACAGGCCCGTCTTCAGCCAGGAGTCAGAGCCCGCGACGACGCGGTTGCCGAAGAACCGCTCCGCGTCACCCGGGTCGGTCTCCATGATCTCGGCGGCTTCGGCCTCGATCGCATCGAGGTCGATCCACCAGGAGTCGCCGTAGACGATCTTGTGGATCTTCCGACGCTCGGCCTTGTTCTTGTAGGACAGTGTGGCCGGGGCCTGGCGATAGTCCTTGTAGATGTCCGAGACCTTCGACTCGAAGCCCATCTGAGCCACGGAGAGCTCGGCCGGGTTCCAAGCGTTGGTCGTCTCGATCGAGCGTCCGCCCATGCCCGCTAGGCCACGACGCTGGGTCTTGGCGAGCGAGTGACCGCCATTCGCCTTCAGCCAGATCCCCGTCTCATCCTGGATGGCCAACGTGATCGGCTGACCCAGTCGGGATGTCGCCTTCGACGTCACCGGCTCGACCCAACCGCCATCGGGAAGGTTGATCCGAGTCACCCCGGCGTCCGGGATCATGTCCGCGAGCGGGCCTCGCTGGATCATTGGCAACAGGTGGCCGTAGACATTGTCGGTCTGGTCGTCCGTGGTCGCCGCAATCTGGATGCGTGGCGTCGACTGTGGCCGGCCTACAGGATCCCCGGAGGCGTCGTAGCCATCGAAGACCACGGGCCCCATCGCTTCAGCGCAGATGATCGCCGCAGTCAGTGGACCCTTGCCCCACTTCTGCGGTCGGACCAAGATCGAGCGGCGATAGGCGAAGGCTGTGGCGAGCTGTCCAACGCGAGCAGTCGGGGCCAGTCGGTAGTGGTGGGCGAGGAACGTCCACATCTCGTCGGTGAGCTTGTACGGCTCGCCGCCGTGTTCACGGTCCGGGATGACGCAGTGGTCTTCTATCCACTCGCCGACATCCCAGCCGAGCGTGGGGAACTCGCCGTCGTACTCAGGACCCCGCCACGGCACCGTCGGCCACCTTCAGCCGGCGACGCGCGCTCGTCTTCGAGGGCGTCCGCTCGGTGCGCTTCTCGGCCACCTCGTCCGCAGCGATCCTGACCCGATTCTTGAGCATCGAAGCTCGCGTCAAGAAGAGAAGGTCTGAGTACTGGCGAAGCTCGGCGCTCACTTTGAGTTGCTGCGTCAGCGACGCCTCAGGGTCCTCGGAAGCCTCCAGCCAGCGGACATACATCGCCACTTCGACATACCAACCACGGGTTGCCCATTCGGCAGCCTGGGGCGTGCGCCAGATGCGGTCCCATTCTCGGGCCTGACGATCACTTTGATGATCGAACGGCCAAGCCGGAATTTCCCCGGAGTGACCATCGGCCGGCAGGGAGGTCCAGGTGTGGGCTTGGCCGCCGGCCTGGCGACGGCTTGAAGGGTTTGGCGCGGGGCCGGTTCCAGCCATGCCGATCACTCCTCATCAACGGCATCTCGCCGAATCGAGTCGCCGCCCGACATCTCGTCAGGCGGGTCTTTCCAGGGCCGTTGGAGAGGTCCCAGACCCTCACACGGGAAAGTTCGCCCCCTCCGCGGTCTACCGCGAGGGTGGGGCGGGGGAGGGGTGATGGGGTGGGGGTCAGTCAGCGACGCCCAGCGGTAGCACGGTTACACCTCACGTGCTCAGGCCCCCGATAGGACCCGCGATCAAGGTCGTCATGACCAAGATCGAACGGTTCATTATCGCCGATGTACTCGGCACAACGCCAGCACTTGACGAGACCGGTCGCGACCAGGGCGGCAGCCTCAGCTCGCTTGGCCTGATGTTCGGTTCCGTAGCCACGTTCGGTGGACGTGCCTCGCTCTCGATCCCGCGCACGTTCATGGTCGCGACAGCGGGACCGATCTCGAACTAGCCGAGGGCAGCCAGGCTCACAGCACACGCGCACGGTCACGACTCAGCCACCATCCACTGCTCGACCAGCGCATCGACCTCGGCATCAACCTCGGTCCGCCGCGGGTCAACCCTCGACCAGCGTTGCGCCTTGACGCGCAGCACAGCGATGGCCGCCTCGATCTCAACCCGCGTGCTGTGGTCGCCTACTCGCAGGGCGGTCATGAAGCGATGGCAGCACCGCGCGCTTACCGAGGCGGACATGCGAAACGCCCCAACCTGTTGAGCCTAAGACTCACGGCGGGGGCGCTTCAGAGACAAATGTCCCTACGCACGGAATGGTGACAGATCGCCCAGCCTTTCGCAAGAACGCTGGGCAATATGCCTAGTCACGTGCTATCCGGCGGCCTTCGACGTTCGGTACTCGTCGGCCGCGAGCATCGCGTAGACCGTGCCGAATCGGTAGGTCGGCTCGTCACTGATCGAGGCAGCTTCGGCCAGCACCCCGCGTTGAGCCCACTTGTTGATCCGCTTCCGCACCTGCTCCCGGTCCGCCTTCAGCCCGAGGTACGTCGACAGCTTGGCGATCTCGGCGGCGGTGCAGAGCCGGTCGTCCAACTCGGCCAGCAGCTTGACCCGGATCTCCTCGGCGTCGTGCGTCGTGTCGCACTCCTCGCAGTTTGCCCAGGCCGATCCCGCACGGCTGAACAATCTGCCCGACAGGCAGGTGGGGCAGGTGCCGAGGTACTGCCGATCCGCCGGCCGGTCGATGAGGCGGTGGCAGTGGGCGACGGCGGACGTGATCTCGTCGACCGCCTCGCTGCCGATGTCGTGGAGCATGAGTCCGTCGACTCGCCAGATGAGCCAACGGGAGAGCGCGACGAGGTTGTCGGCGGGCAGGTCGTTGGACGTCTCGCGATGCCGAACGCCTTCCTGAGAGCAATAGAGCGCCCAGGAGACGAGCAGAGCCTTCAGGTGGCCCCGGGCCTCACTCGCACCCCACGAGGCCGGGAGAGGCCGCTCATTCGCCTTCCTGGCACCCTTTCCGCCGCCGACACGTCGGTAGTCGACGCCCTTCTGCTTCGTGATGGTGACTTCGAGCTCCTCGTCGAGCCACGGCACGTCCCCGAGCGCCCGGGCCAACGAGTCGGCGCACTCGTCGCACACGTAGGCGGCGTCTCGGGTTGGTCGTCCACACCTGCACACGTTGCTCATCGCTCGTCCCCCCGGTCGTCGTTGCTGTCATCAAGCGCGGCCCGAAGTGCCCCCGCAAATCCGGCCGCGTTGTGGTGGCCCATCCGCCCAGACATGTCCCACTCGGTCACCAGCACCTCGACCCGCGCCACCTTCGCCCGCAGCGCCTCCACCTCGTCGAGCAGCGCGAGCACCACGTCAGGCGAGGCGGCGGCAATGAACTGGATCTCGCTCGGATCCCAGGTGTGGATCTCACTGGGTTGCTCGTCGTTCGCGTCGTACCAACCGATCTCACCGTCGGCCAGGTCGACCGCCTCCGCCGCCTCCCGCAGCGCGCCGTAGTCGGTGCTCATGCGTCCCCCTCGTAGCGATCAAGCGCGGCGTGCAGCACGCACCCAAACTTCGCCTGCGTGAACAGGTCGGCCTTGTAGTCGCTGCCATCACGAATGGCAGCGAGCGGTGGCGGGCCGGTCAGCGCGTCGCCGAACGGGACGCCCTGGCACTCGCCGAACAGGCGATCCGCCGTGTCGCCCTTGACGTAGCCGCCGAGACCTCCGGCGAGGTCGTCGTTCCATTCGTCGTCCTCGAACTTGACCGCATTCCCGAACCCGTTGCGCTTCTCGGGCCGGAGCCAGTGAGCGCAGGTGTCACAGGTGCTCACGACCCCACCTCCACGCCCAGCGCCTCACGCACGACGTCGAGCGCGGCGTGAGTGACCTGCTCTTGCGCGTCGTACTCGAAGTCGTACTTAGCGAGCACCGCGGCCTTAACGTCCTCCCGCGCCCCCGCCAACCTCGCCTCGACCCAAGCCAGCACGGCGGTCGCGAGGTGGTCGGCGTAGTCGCTCGGGTTCGAAGCCCCGCCGCACGAGCAACCGTCCTTCGAGCTCCGGTCGGTCATGTCCGCGTGCTGGGCGAGCACCTCGGCCAACGTCTCGCTCATCGCTGCACCTCGGGCGTACTGCGTCGGTCGGACTTCGCGGCGTCGATCGAACGCTGCAAGGCAGCCAGCAGGTCAATGGGCTGACCGGAGGTCTTGACCCGCTCGGCGCTCGCGGGCGTTGTGATCACGATTTCGCCGTCGTCGTTCACGCTGTGGATTGAGCACGAGGCCGTGTCCACGTCGTGCTCGACGCCGGTCCCGTAGTCAGTGCGATTCGCGTAGGCCACGCACTCGCACGCGGCCTCGGCGGGCGTAGGGTGTGCTTCGTGGAGAGGCTCAACGAGTGGTTCGGCTCTCCTGCCGCCACGGCTAGGACTGTTGTCTGGCTGGCGTGGGCCTCGCTGCTGCTGGCGGTCATCGGCGCAGTGCTCTACGGCGCTGGACTCCTGGCTATCACGATCCTGCCGTTCTAGGTCGCTCGCCGCAGTTTCGGCCGAGTGCTCACTCATCGCGCCCCTCCTCAGCCTCACCACTCGCGCGAGTGGTGACCCGTCTGGCGATCACGCGGCCGGTCGGACTGACCGTCACCAAGTCGTCGCGGTCGAACACGTAGGTCGCCTGCAGGTGATCGAGCGCCTCGCGGACCGCCGCGAAGGTCACGGGGCCGTCGATCGAAACCGACGCCTCGCTCGTGGACTCGTTGATGCTCATCGTGCGCCCTCCTGGGCTTCGTCGGTGGTGGTCTCGGGGGTTGCGGTGGTCGGCTCGGCGGTCGTCGCTCTTGCGGCGGCGACAGCAGCTCGTGCCGCCGCCTTCGCCTCTTCGGCCGGCGTGCGGGGGAGTGCCTCGTCGACCTCGCCAGCCAGTCGGTCGGCGGTGCAGGCTCGGCAGCGGTCGCGCCACTCGCCGGGGTGTCGTCCGCAGGCCTGGTGGTCCTTCGGTGGCGCCCAGCGGCGGTCCTCGCCACCCTCTGCGCTGGTCGCCATCCACCACGGCCCGCCTTCGATGACGCGAGCGGGGGTCTTGGTCTCGGAGTCGCAGGCAACCCAGGTGAGGGCGACCGCTACGTCTCGGCGAGGACGACGAACCAATTCGGCGCGGTTGAGCAACGTCGAGAGGCTGCCGATGGGCCAGTCAGGTCGCAAGCAGTTGACGGCCGCTGCGATCCGTCCGATCTCGTTCTCGTTCATCGCGTAGCTCCAAATCCAAGCGACGCAACCTGGTCCTCTACTGCCTTAACGATTTGGACTTGGTTGATCGGCTCTGAAGAAGCAAGAAGCACAACGGTGTTACTTCTACTGCTGCTGTTACGGGAGTCCCCGCTTCGGGATCCGTTTCGGGATCCCACTTCGGATATCCGGTGGCGGATCCCAACTGGGATCCCACTCGGGACTACTCGGAGCACTTGACACACTCCTCGATCGGGCCGGCGTGCTTCCATCGCAGGTGATTGGCAAGGCGGCCGGACTTGGCCTTCTCGTCGCGATTGCGGCGGATCTGCTCAGCGCTGTCCTGGTGAATGAGGAAGTCGTGAATGACCACCTCGGCGGCAATGTCCGGCTGTCGACAGTCTGGGCAGGCGTGCCCTTTCTCGTGCCAGACGTCGCGGTTGATGAGGTCCCGTGAGTGCTTGATCGGGACCTCGGCGGTGGCGCAGACGATGGCTGGCGTCACGAGTCCGTCGGTGAGGTTCTGGGTCGACCAGAGGACGCCGACACACGCGAGCCACTTGGTCTGAGGGGGCGCCCCCTTCAACTTCTTATTGGTCGGCATGTCCACGGACATACGGGCGTACTGTCGAGGGTCCTTGGTGGTCATGGTCGCGCCCCCTTGCGGCAGTTGCATGATTCGCAAAGGGCTTGGAGGTTGCCTGGGTAGAACAAACCACCGTCTCGATAGGGAATGAGGTGGTCCAGATGCAGGCCCGCGCCCGGGTGGTATCCGTCGCGCTCCGCGCGCCACCCGCATGACTGACAGGCGTAGTCGTCGCGATCTAAGACGAAGGCCCGGACGAACTCCATTCGCTGTTTGCTGGGACGCCAGGTGCGGCTCCGATTGCCCCCCCGTGTCTTTCGGTATCGCTCGCCGAGGTTCGCGAGCTCGCTGGCCGCGGGCTGCATGTAGTCAGGTCGCGGAAACGCCACTACGCATCGCCCCCTGGTCGACCCTCTTCGGGCGAAGTGACCGGATCCAACAAGCGCCCGGCGAGGGCTGCAGCAAGGGCGGTCCCGATGGTTTGGTCGCAGTCGCAGGCATTGAGGTAGTCGCAGCCGGCGGTGTGGTGAAGTCGCAGGATGCTGTGATTGCAAGCTCTGCATTGGAGGCCGAGCAGGTGCGCCGCGGTGGACTCGACGCCGGTATCGGGCTGGGGGGCCTCGGGTGGTGCGAAGGCCACCGGCACGTACTCCAGGTAGAGCGCCTGGGCGGCGCATAGGCGGTGGTGCCCGTCCCACACCCGACCATCACTCCCGAGCATGATCGGCTCGCAGATCCCGCCGCGGATGATGGACTGAGTCACCTCCATGAGGTGTTCGAAGTGCTCAGTGCGCAGGAACCGGAACTCCTCTTCCCACCCACCCTCACGCTCGTCTCCGTCGCGCCATCCGGCGAGCACGGACTTCAGTGGGAGGTAGGTCATCGGGTCAGCCACGGGAGGCCTCCGTCGGGTCGTAAACCGTCCAGCGAGCGACCTCGGCGGCCTGGCGCAGGAATGCGGCGGCGATCGGAGCGCCCGCATCGTCGGCCTCGGGATCGGTCAGGATGGCGAGAGCCATCTCCTCGATCTTGTTGACGATCGCCTCGCGCTGACCTGCGAGCGCGGCATGAAGATCGATATCAGGCATCGCTATCCGCTTCCCAGTAGGGGTTCTCGGACGTGTAGTCGTCGGCCTCGGAATCGCGGATCGCATCGGCGTAGCCCTCGTCCCAAGCCAGGGCCTTAGCCGTCTTGATGGCCGACCGAGAGCGCTCCTCGTAGAGACGAGCGATCACCGGGACCAAGGATTCGGCCATCACTTCCGCCTCGGGGAAGGTGATGTAGGTGTCGTGCCAGCCGACGTGCCGCCCGTCGAAAGCATGGATCGGCACTCGGTGATGGCCGCCGAGCGCCGCAGCCACGATCGTTCGGTCCGACATGCACTTCGGGCACTTTCGGTCGTCTGACTGGATGTCTGCCGCCGACATCCGGACCGCGCTCATCGCGTCCCGAACATGCAAGCAGTCGCTCCGGTGAACCATGGCTGCGCCGTCGGGGCGAACTACTCCGACGAGCGTGGCGTCGGCCGAGTGAGTTGAAGATTTAGGGTGCGTCATAATGACGACAGCCCCCTTCCGGTTGTGTCGGACAGGTGGGTCGGCCGGGGGGTGTTAGCGCACCTCTCGGCCACTTGCATTCTAACATCAAAACCGCCTCTGACCTGCGGAAACACCATCACGCCGCCTCCTCCCCACGCGCCACCTTGCACCGCTTCTCGTGCTCTCGGCGGTACTCGTTCAGCAGCCCTTCGCTCGTGGTTGCGCGCAGCCACTTGCAGGCGCAGGTGAGCACGAACCAGGCGCCCTCGACGGTGAGCTGGACGGGGTTGGGGGTCTTGATCTCAGGCCGCATCTCGACCTCCCCGGAGTCGCCGCAGGTGGTCCCGCTTGCTGACCCTCATCGACTCGTCACGGCAGGCGTCGCACAGCCGGCGCTTCGTGCCCAGCAGTGAGCCGCACGCGCAGAGCCTGGGTGCGAGCCGCGAGCCGTGGGGCGTGGTGCGATGACCGCTCTTGGTGCGACAGGTCTCCGTCACTGCCGCGCGACAGGTCGGGCACGCGATGAGCTTCGTGAGGTCGAGCTGTCGGCGGGGCTGCACGGGCGGCGGTACGTGCGTCGTCCAGACCTTCACTGCGCCACGCTGGACCCAAGTGCCGCCTTCGAGGGCGGTCATGCCACGTCCTCGTCCCACGAGATCCAGACCTTGTACGCCGCCCGGCCTGGTGTGCCATGTGCCGCGCGACAGGCCGTGCGTCTCAGGCGACGTCCGGCCCAAGGTTGAGATGACGCCCTTGCATCCGCCGCACGTCTTGACCGCCGCGCTCGTCGTCCGAGCCCCGCACCATTCGCAGCGGCTCATGCTGGCTCCCCGACCCCCAGCGCCGCCGCCAGGTCCATCGCTCCGAACCTGGCGAGCACCCGCAGCGCAGCAGGTGCGTGTTCGGCGATGACGGCTTCGGATTCGACGACGAGGGGCAGGCGCTCGTCGAGGAACATGGTCTGTTCGTTGGTGCTGCCGATGTTCTCGGTCATGACGGACTCCATTCGGTCCAGGTCGAAGGCACGTCCCGAGTCGCGCGCGTGTAGACGGTGGGTTGTCGCGGCGCACAGCGGGCGACGATGGGTAGCGCCGAGCAGAGGTCGGCGAGGTCGAGCAGGCGGTTGCGGTCGGCTGGCCCGAGGGACTTCTTGTCGGTGCCGACCTGGATGAGCGCGAGGCCGTACTCGGCGTGGACCATGACGAGGTCGGCCGCTCCTTTGCTGCCGGCGGATCGTGCGACGAGATGCCAGCCGTGGGCGGTGAGCTCGTCGCGGATCTTGTGTTCGCGGGCGCGTCCGGAGGCGGCGGTGCTCATGTGGCCGATCCGGTCTGTTCGGGCGGAGTGGGTCGCTGGCGGCGCTGCCAGCAGAGGTGCTCCTGACCGTCCTCGCGGGTCGCATGGAGGGCTCCGTCGGCAGTCCGGTAGGCGTAGGCGCCGGCCGCGTCAAACTTGCCCACGGCAATGACGTCACCGCGCACGTGGACGCGGTCGCACAGCGGGCAGGTGGCGGCCATCAGCCCTCACCGCCAGCAGGCGTTGTGCTCGGATCTACTTGAACGATTTCGTTCGAGTCTTGAAGCGCGGCGGGCGAAGTGATCGGCTGGCAGTTCGTCAGCGTCTGCACGCCGGCCGGAGCTGGGACCGAGCTCCAGTCGTCCTCCCCGCAGGCGCAATGGACGCCTTCGAGCCAGCTCACGCCGCCACCTCGTCGATGGTCACGTGCTCGATGAGCTGGCGTCCGAGGAACTCCGTGTAGGCCGGCGGGATCGCCTCGTTTACCTCGTGGCCCGTCATCCAGTTGAGCCCGCCCATCGCCTGGCGCTTGGCCCACACGGGCGCGTTTCCGCCTCCGGTCACCTGCACTCGCATGGTGGTCAGATCCAGCGGCTGACCGTAGTGGCGCTTCCGCTTGTCGTGGGTGAATGTCAGCTCGGCATGACGGGGGTGCTCCGGTGCGGCCATCGGGACGTTGGACTCGAAGAGGCGGTGGCGATAGACGCGCAACTCCGGAAACATCGCGCCGCAGAGCGTGATCGGCTCCAATAACGGAGCCCCTTCGACGTTCTCGATGATGTACGGCAGGCCGGTCTGGCTGAGCAGCTCGCGGACGGGCTCCACGAGGCCGGGCCAGTCGTGGGCGTTGCCGTTGCGTTTCGCCAAGTCGCTGTATCGCTGACATGGCGGCGAGGCGTGAATGGCATCGAAGTCGGACAGGCTCAGCCACACCGGCTCCGGATCGACGAATGGCGGCCAGGTCAGCCCAACCTCCGCGCCGTCGAGCAGGTGTTCCAAGACCACGACCGCGTCACCGCGACAGAACATGAATGGATAGCGCGGCTGGGGGTCGATGTCGACGCCGAAGACTTCGAAGCCCGCGCGCTGGTAGCCGGTGCCTGCGCCGCCCGCGCAGCAGAACAGGTCGAGGATTCGGGGCGTCCGCCTCCGAGCACTCTCGGCCTGGGGCTCAGGCATTGGGGAACTCCTTCGCGAGCAGCGTTGCGAGTCGGTCACGGGCATCGCTCAGGCCGGCGGTGCGGTACATGTGGGCGACGCGGGAGGGGCCCACGGGAGGGACGTCCGCTCGGAGCTCGTCGACCTCTTCGGTCAGGTCCACGACGAGTTCGGCGACGGCCTGGAGGCGCTCGGCCAGCGCGACAATCCGGTAGTCGCGGCCGAACCCCCCGTGTCCGCCATTGCGCGGCCCGCTGTAGACCCCAAGGCCCGCTTCGTGCCGCCAGTGAGCGAGCGTCCGAGTCGCCGCACTCTCGGCCTGGGGGTCAGGCATAACGGGCTCCCTTCGTCTCGCGGAAGCAGGACTTGCAGCGGTCCTTGGGTGCAGTCCGGCGCGCCTCGATCGAGTCAGTCAGGGGCGTCCCCGAGAGCCCGCATGAGGTGGTGGGCCGCAGGTACCAGCGCTCCCAGTCGGGGGCGATGAGGTGCGCCTTGCCCCGCTTCGGGTGACGCACCGCCATCTGCTCTTCCTCGGCCGAGTGCTCACCTCGCACCCCACTCACGACGCGGCCCCCTGCTTCAGCTCAGCGACCTCGGCCTCGATGGCAGCGCGTCGGTCAGCGTCGGCGGTCTTCCACTCGGCCTTCAGCGCGTCGATGCGGGCGGCGTTCGGGTCGGGCGGCGGCGCGTCGGGGAGTGGGTCGACGGTGAACGCCGCGCTCCGGCCCTTCTTGATCAGCAGCGGGATCGACTTGCGCTTGTCGATGTGCGACAGGTGGCTGATCCTCGTGCCGCCCACGACGTCGTTGCCGAAGGTCACAGACTCGTCGCAGTAGAGCGTGACGCGACGGCCGACCCACTTCGACGCATCCGTGCCCCAGCAGTGAGCCAGGACCCGTCGCATCGACTTTCCTGGTCGCCAGACGCGCGGGAACTCGGCGAGGGCGATCTGCACGGGCTGCTCGCTGTTGCCGCGCGAGACGTCGGTGATGGTGAAGGTCTGAGGGCCACCGAGAAGGTCGACGGCGTCGAGCTGGTCACTCTTGGGCGCGAGGGTGTCGGTAATGTCCATGAGGTCAGATCCGAATCTCTAGGTCGGGCCGCTCGGTCACCGGCAGGCCCTCGGTTGCGTTGTTGTAGGCGGCGACCATCTCGGCCGCGGTCGTCTCGAAGTTGGCGACGGCGGCGACGATCGCCTCGTGCCAGGCTGGGTCGGGATAGACGCGCTTCGACCACAGCGGGAGGCCGCCGACGTAGGGGATGAAGTCGATCCACTTGCGCCCGGACACGAGCAGGCCGCATTGCAGCTGCGCCATGTTGTAGGCGGGCACCTCATCGGCGAGCACCGTCAGCACGTGGGTCTTTGCTCGCGGCGCCTTGATCTCGATCAGACCGTCGTCGCCAACGAGTCCGTCCGGCGAGTAGCCGATGGTGAATCCCCACTTGCCCTCGGTCATGAAGCCGACCTCGGTCACGGGCGCTCGGTGCCTGTCATAGGCGTCGCGGGCCATTGGCTCGCTCTCGACCCCGCGCCACATGTCGGAGGTCATCGGCGAGTCCTCGGTGAGCCCGGCGATGCGTTCGGCGACGAGAGTGGCGATGACGGCGCGGGAGGTGTCGTTGTCGGCTACCGCGTAGGTGGCTGGCAGGCCGGCAACCGCCTTGGCTCGCTGGTCGTGGATCGTCTTGATGGCGACTGGGGTCTTTCGCTTCGCCATGCTGAGGCAGGGCGCGTCGACCACTGCTTTGCATGCCGGGCAGTCGACCGCCGTGGCATCAGGCGACTCGATGGCGACGAGCTTGCCGACGATGGACGCCGTGACGATCCCTCGTCGTGCGGCGTGCCACTCGTCGGACCCCTGGGTGAGGTTCTCGTAGATGTGGAGAGTCACGCCGCCCTCCCATGCTCCAGCGAGCAGCACCGACAGCACAGCGGCCCGGTGTCGTCGTCGCAGCCGCAGAGGTCGTCAGGGTCGAGGCCGCGCGTGCATCCGGGACAGCTCGAAATGTTGTCGTCGTAGAAGGTCACTGTTGGTTGCCCCCGTCGGTGGACGAAACGGGCGAAGTGATCGGCTGGTCATCCTCATCGAGGTCGAAGAAGTCGGGAGGCCACGGGACCTGAGCGAGCCAGGCGGTGACCTTGATCTCGCCAGTCACGGAGATGGCAACCGGACTGCTAGGCGGGAGGCCAACATGCTCGACGATCTCGGACCACTTCCGCACGTCCTGGAGGGTCCGCACGTTGTCAATCGAGATGACGACAACCGGGGACGGGGGCTGCCGCTCAACCACGGCGCACCCCTCCTCGGATGATGCGCTCTGCGTCAACTAGACCCATCTGCCGGGGCTGCCCAGCCCCGGCCTCATGAAGGCGGATCCGCTCCGCCTGGACGGCGTCCGCCGCAGCCTTCAGGACCGCGGCATCGTGGGCTGTGACGTACTCGGCGTCTCGGCGGAGAGCATCAGCGATGTCGCGGTCGAGTTCGTCGAAGAATTGGCCACGGCGCTCAGCGAGTGCGATGAGGGCGTCTCGATAGCCAGCCTCACGACCTGCCCGAAACACACGATCGTGGTCATCTTGGCTGCATGGCGTGGTCGCCGCACTCTCGGCCATGTGCTCACTCATTGCCCCTCCATCACTCGCCGCGCCACAGCAGCGCGGAACCAGGCGTCGTCGTCGATGTCGTCGATGGGCTCGACCGGCTCGTCGGGTCCGAACCGCAGCCACAGCGCGTTGGCGGTGGCGAGGATGAACCAGGCGCCGAGGACTCCGACGACCGCCGCGAGGAGCAGGACTGCCCACGGATGGTCGAGCCCGGCGGCGATGTCAGCGCGCGTGATCATGCGGACTCCCCGAGGTAGGCCAGCGCGACTCTGAGCGCGCGGACGGTGTGGTTGGCGTGCTGCCAGTCGTCGGCGGTGGCGTCGAGCCAGTCGGCGACGGCGAGCCAGGTCGCGTAGGTGCGCCCGTCGATGTGACCGAGGTTCTCTTCGCGTTCCTGGTCGCGGCGGATCTGGTCGGCGGCTCGACGCACGATGGCGGCGCTCATGACTCGGCCCCCTCGTCCTCGGCCTGTGCGACGCGCAGGGTGAACAGGAGCGCGGCGATGTCGGCGGTGGTCAGCGGGGCGGTCATGCGGTCACACCCTCGGAGAGCACGCGGACGGCTGCGATCTGCTCGTACCTGCGCGCGGTATGTCCGCGATGACGCCACGGCGGACTGTCTGGAGACCCGTTCTGGGAGGCGATCCGGACCCATCGGTGTCCTAGGTGGTCCTCGACTACAGCGCCGTCGCCGGTCGGCTCCGCGGGCTTTGGGGGTGCGAGCATCGACATGAGGCCCAGTTGGACCGCGCGATGATCGAGGTTCTGCGTCATGGGCTGACGCGAGATGGCCACGCGGAGCAGCTCGACGTGATCGTCATTTTCGGGGTCGATGACGACGAGGCGACGGCCATTGAAGGTCCAGTCGGTCGGAAACACCTCTTCATCCCCGCTCCAGCGTCGGCGGAACGAGATGTCAGCGCTGCTCATGCCGCCACCGCCTCAACGCGACACCAATAAGCGACCGCGACGTCCTCAGCACTCGACCGCCACGACCCGAGCCGGTGCCGCGAGTCGTCGGTCAGCAGCAGCCAGCCGCCGAGACGAAGCTGCACACAGCCGGCGTCGGTGAGGATGCGCGGCTCGTGTGGGTGGGCGGTGGGGTCGACGGAGCCGCGGATGAGGGTTGCGAGGGTGGTGGGGGAGGCGGTCATCGGGTGGCCACCACTTCGCGACCGGCGCGTAGGTATTGGCTGTAGTACCTCTCGGCGGCATCTTCTCGCTGCTCGGTGGCCGCATACACGGCGAGCCGCTTCTGCTGCGTGAGGGCTGACGAAAACGCGTCGGCCTCCGTGTCGCACGCGATGGTCAGAGCCTTGCGCGCTTCGGTCTCATGGACCGTGGCGGCGAGTAGATCCAAGACCGCCTCGTTGTATTCCTGGCTGTCGAACATGAGATGCTCCTTGTGGTTGGGGTCAGCGCCTCGGGGTCGAAGTCGGGCGCTGGCCCTGCTGTTTGTGGTTGGTGGTCGACGCGGCATATGGCCACGCCGAGATCAGGGGACGCGGCAACGACGGCGGTCGAGCCATCCCGCGAGCCGCTCCAGCAGCCGGACGACCGCGCAGTCGAACTCCTGCGCCACGAACGCCGACGCACGACTCGTGGCGATCACGACGCCTCCAGGTGCGCGTGCGGGTTGCAGGCGGCGAGCGAATCGGCCCACGGCTCCGACGGGCGGTCGATGCGCGGCCTACGCTGCTCACGACGGGCGGCACGAGACATGCCAGATCGCGACCGCCGCAACGTCTCCTCGTCCTCGAAGTCGAGGTCGGTGCGCGGGGTGGACCACGTGATCGGGTTCGCCGCCAGCCATGCGTCGAGCTGGGCGAGCTGGGTGTCGGCGGTGGTCATGGTGCGTCCGGGATGGACGAAACGGGCGAAGTGAGTCGCTCGATCGCCCGCGCGACCAGCTCCGCCTGATGGCGACGCCACTCGTCGTTCTCCATCCACGCACGGCAGTGCGAGCAGGCGACCTGCGTCCCGTTGAACGCGGCGATGGTGTGGCGCCGCAGGACCGTGAGGACTGTCCCCTCGACCTCATCCACAATCGACCCGCTCCCGGCCGCGGTTGTTGCCGGTAGCGGGGTTTCCCACCGCGTCCGTCGCCTTGGGGCGTTCACCACCAGCCGGTCCTCACTTGACGCGCCGTCGGGATCAGGCATGGAGCCACTCCAAGCACTTCTTGCACGTGACCCCGGGGGCGAATTCGGTGACGAGCCCTGCGGGGGATTCGCATAGGTAGTCGCGCAACCCCGGCTTTCGGAAGTGGACGACTCGGGCCGGGAGCGACACACCATCGGCCTTGTGCGTCGACTCGCTCATGCCGCACCGCCAACCACGTCAGCCGTGAGCCGTCGCCAGAACGTGGATTTGTTGGTGTTGCCGCGCGAACCGTCGCCCTTGATCTGCACCGGGTGGTCCGTCTTCGTCAGCCACGGCGCCGACCACTGCGCCGAGTAGGAACGCGGCTCGTAGTCCGGCTCGTCGAGGAGACGGGCGCGGACGAGGTTCGGGTTGATCCAGCCGCCGTTCGCCGCCGCCTCCGCCTCGCAGGCAGCGCGGAACTTGTCGGCGAACGAGGCGGGTGTGCGGTCGTTGCGGATCTGGGCCAGCTCGTCGAGGAGGTCTGGGCCGAGGTCGTGGGTGCTGAGGGAGGTCATCACAGCTCCTTGTGGCAGTTGGAGCACTGCGCGGCTCGCGGGTTCTGCTCGTAGTGGCCGCAGCCCTCGTCGCCCGAGCAGCGACGCACATCGCACCGGGGGCACTTCTTGACGAGGAGTGCGGTACCGCTGTCGCTGACGACCTTGATCGCCCGCGCCCCCTGGCCGCAGAGGTTGCAGCTGTAGGCGGGAGTGGCGCGACGAGTGGGCTCGGACGAGGTCTCGCGGCATCCGCATCCCTGCTGGCCGCACCGGCACAGGCAGGAGGGGTGGCAGGTGGTCATCGCGTGGCCTCCAGGTTCGGCTTGCAGATCGAGCAGGGCTTGTCGTCGTAGTCGCGGAACTCGGGCCACGGCAGGACCTCGGGGCGCATCTCCGGAAGCTGAGTGCGGCAATCGCATGTGTGGACGACGCCCGACTTTGGATTGACGCGGTAGACGTCGGTCGAGTCGAGGAGATGGGCGATGCGGCGGTCGTCGTCGGTGATTTCCGGAGCGGTCATGCGACGGCCCTCCGGCGGAGCTTGTACGCCCTCACGCGAGCGCGGATGCATGACCGACAGTCACGCTGCCCATTGGGGCGGGTGTACGTGTTGTCAGGCGTGTAGGCGTGACCGTTGATGCATTCCCCGTCGGGAACCAGGACCGGACGACTCCTGTGGTTGCGGAAGTTCTCCATCGGCGACAGAGGGCGAAGGTGGTTAGGCTCCACGCATCTGCGGTTGAAGCAGATGTGGTCAATCGTCATGCCGTCGGGGATGGGGCCCACCATCTGCTCGTAGACAACGCGGTGAGCTTGCTTGTGCGAGTACCGGCCATAGCCGTCCCATGCGACGCTGCCCGCCCAGAGCCGGCACCCGGAATCATCGACTCGGCAGGACGAGAAGATCGACTGAAAGTAGGCGGCGTTCATGACGCCCTCCGGCTACGCGCCGTCTGGCCGTCGAGTGCAGGCGTGCCCGCGCCCTCCTGGGTGGTGTGCCGGCGGACGATCTCCTCGACCTGCTCCGGCGTGAACCGGATAACGCGGCCGACCTTGACGCAGGGCCACCCGTACTTCAGGCGGCTCTCCAGGACCCAGCGGGCCGTCTTGCCGTCCTTGAACTCGGCGGCGAGCTCGGCGGGCGTGATGAGCGAGCCTGTCATGCCGCCGCCCCCTTGCGAGTGCTGCCGACAGCGTTTGTCACGCGGTGCGCGCGAGAGCCGTCGTGACGCTCGAACAGATCCTCGACGTCGCGGTCGACCCACTTGCAGATCGCCGCAGCGAGATCCTCCGAGCAGCCCTTCATGGCTCCCGTCTCCAGCGCGGAGATGGTGGCCTGGGTGCAGCGGGCGAGAGCGGCGAGGTCGTACTGGCTGAAGCCAGCTCGCTTGCGCGCCCGCTGGATCCCGGCCGGACTGATGACCTTCATCCAGACCTCCCTCAGGTAGCGGATCTTTGGTCGTCGGGTTCCCATCCTGAACTCCTTTGCGTCGATTGACAAGTGGAGTCTGCAACGCTGGTCAGTCACTTGTCAACCGTGCGGGGGAAACGTGCAGGTCAGCCCCTAAACTCAGGCCGTCACTTGTCCTGAGAATTTCGGGGCTCGGTGGCACCAGTGAGAACAGCGCCGACAGGATTGAGCCATGAGCACAGACGGACCGCGGTCGCTACGTGAGGTGGCGCAGGCCGCCCTCGATAGCAACCCGGGCACGACTGGTCGCGAACTGGACCGACAAGCCAAGAAGCGCGGACTGAGCATCGTCTACACGACGATCAACGCGATGGCGGCCGGCACCTACAACTCGCGACCTTCGCGCAAGACGCTGGAGGCGCTGTCCGAGCTGTCGGGGTTCTCGCTGGAAGAGGTGTATGCGGCGGCAAAGATGCCGCTGCCGCTGAAGCCTTTGCGGGACGACCTTCCACCCGACGCAGACCTCCTCGACGGCACGCAGCGTCGCATCGTCATTGACGCGATCCGTTCGTTCGCTCAGCAGAATCGCCGACTGGCGGAGCTGAACGCCGACCTGAAGGAGTTGATGGGCAATGCTGAGCACCCCGCCCCCAAGACCCAGGGGGAGGTCATCTTCGGTGACTTCTCCACCCCGCCGACCGAGCCCGAGCTGGAGCAGAAGGCCTCCCGCAAGGTCGCCCTGCCCCAGGAAGAGCTAGACAAGGTTGCAGAGATCCGCGGCGACGATCAGATCTATGACGACGCGCACGGCGAGGTCTACGACGAGACCGAGGTCGAGGATGACCAGTCAACTGATAACGAAGGTCAGGGGCAGGCGTAACCAAACGTCCGGATATCGGTTGAACCTCTCTACCAAGGACGTGGGGAAGTGGACTTCTCGGGAGGGTTCAACCATGCTTGCTCGCTACTGGCCGTGGCTCATGCTTGGCTCGGTCCTTTGGACCACGACGCTGGCGCTGGCGGTGTACGCAACTGCCGCCGACTTACTGGCATTGATGATGTGGGCGGTGATCGCCGGTCACATTGCGTGCATCGTCACCGGTGGAGTTATCGCGGTTTGCGCAGTCGACCGCGGTCGTCTGCAGGTTGGGGAGATTGCGCGATTGCTGTCCATGCCGAAGCGGGAGCCGGACCTGCCGCGGCCACGGCGCTGACTGTCGGAGGCGACTCTTACGCTCTCCGCCATGCATCACCCGTGGCGACGCTTCCGTGAACTCGTCGACTGGACGCTTCGTTGGGAGCGACTGCCGGACGGCATCTTCGGTGAGACGTGCTTCGCGACAAAGACGGTCACGCTCACAACGGGCCTGGACCAGGCCCAGCGACGCTGCACGATCGCGCACGAGACGCAGCACATCCTCCGCGGATTGCCGCCGACGGGCATGGAGGGCTGGGAGGAGGAGCTGGTCGACCGCAACGTCGCTCGGCTTCTTCTGCCCGACATTGAGACCATCGGCGACGCACTCGCCTGGGCGGACTGGCGGGTACGCGAAGCGGCCGACGAACTCTGGGTCGATCGCTTCATCCTGGAGTCGCGGCTGCGACACCTACATCCGAGCGAGAAGGGATACCTGCGGCGACGACACGCCGAGCATTACGCCACGGCTTGACTTGCGATTGACGCCGTCAAACCTTCACCCGTTTGGGCCCGTCTGAACAGGGGCCTGTCGGGTGAAGTTGAGCGTAAACGGGGATGCTGAGCGTGGGTGTCGCGTCGTTCGATTCCCCGCAGCTCCACCGACCGACCGACCGACCATCACCACCACCGCGATCACCTCCTGAGTCAGTGACGGCCGCCCCTCGGGGCGGCCGTCACTGCGTGGTGGACCGGCCCCGTCGACGGTGTAGGTGGGGATCGTCGGCCCCGGGCCCGCACTGAAGCAGCCCGACGTCGCCCTCGCGGACGGCGCCGAGACCGCTGGCGGGCGCCGCACAGGAGCTCGACCGGGTGCACGGTGGCCGGACCGGCGACCCCGGCCGGCCGCGGTCGCCCTGGTCGACGTGGTCGAAGACCGGGCCAGCGCCGTACCCGCTGCTCGGCAACGACGCCTCCGACGTCATCCGCGTCGCCTCGACGACGGAGAGGTCGCCAGCCGCCGCAGGGTTCCACGGCGTTGCCGGCGGATCGTTTCGGGTCCTCCCGGCGCGGGGAGATCTGGTCCATGCCGCATCGTCCCCTTGCCGTCCTCGCACCGCTCGCCCTCGCCGCCGCCCTGCTGGCGCCGCCCGCGGCCGCCGCCACCGACCCGGACCGGCGCGCCGCCGCGAGCATCGCCGGCAGCTGGAAGGGCGCGGTGCAGAGCAAGGACGGGCCGTCCGGCTACTCCGCCACCGTGCGACTGAAGAAGTCCGGGCGTGGGTGGACCGGCCGGGTCACCTACCACGCGGTCGGCACATCGACCTGGCGCTACCAGGGCCGCAAGCAGGGCTGGTTCGTCTTCCGCGAGTCGTTCGTCTCCGGCCGAGCCCAGCGAGCGCCGAAGACGGCGGTCCAGGTCAAGCGTGCCGGGGCGCGCCTCAAGGTCCGCTGGCTCGGCTCGGGGTCGCAGGTCCTGGGCGGGATGACCGCCCGCCGTCTCTGA